TACTGCCATTATATCATCAATAGCATCAAGAATCATCTCTTGGATAGGGCGTACAACCGTGTTGTGAAATAGAAGACTCGCAGTCTTCAACTCATCAGCATTATTACCCAAGCCTGTATTGTCCTTGATGCCCATCAGCATCGGTGAGGTAACTCTATGGGCTACCATCAACTTACGCATACTCTCATCCGCCAAGAATTGGTATTGCTCACTTGCATCACTCAACTGAACAGGCTCAATACTTGCAGCCATCTCCTTGTTGTCGTTAAACGCCAAGATGAACTTACCAGAGTTGCTTGAACCACTAAACTTTTGAATGATTCTACGCTCAATCAGTTCACGCTCCTCTTCAGTTGGTACACCATTGTTGAAGTTAATCAACATACTTGGTGACAAGCCGTTCTTAATGTTGTTGATGTGGTAGTTGGCTACCTCTTCCTCCAACTCGGCATAAGGGAGACCCCCTTGATAGTCTACAGGAGAGTAGTAGTAAAATCCACTACGATAAGGCTTGATGCAATAAATCTCAAGACCCTCACTCTTATCTCCATATCCAAAAGCTGGGATGCGTACAGGCTCAAAGCCTTTCTTACGAATCTTTGTCCAATCTTTAGAGTAGTAGTATCCTTCTACTTCACCATCATCGTTCATCTTCTCCATACGGAGAGTCTCAATAGGCATATGCTCTACTTGAACGATTTTAGTCTTCTGCTTATTGTAGATAACTTGGAAGGCTGCTTGACCCATCGCCTTTAAATCAAAGGTGACCTTACGCATACAAGTGCGAGAGAAGAGACTCTTCATCATTGCAAACTCATCAGGCTTTCTACTTGCATCTGTAGCGTGTAGACCCTTTCCGTAGATAAGTTCGGTCATACCATTGATAATGGCATTGTTGGTAGCACTACCATTGTACCTGTCAATGAGGTACTGAAAGTAGTTGTTATCTGCACCATAGGCTACCCACTCCTTACGGTTGTCTTCAACAACTTGGGGTGTAGTATGCGATGCAAGATTTACGATGCGGATATTACTCATCGGTATATGTATTGATTATCATTGTCGGTGTCTTCGTAGTAAGTGAACTCACCGCTATTTATGCTGAACTTCTCTAAATCCGTTTGGTTGGTGCAATATACCTTACCTCTATATATCTCGTTAGAGCCACTTATTTTAATCGTGTAGTATCTACCCTCAACGAAGGTGTAAGAAGGTGTTATGTGTAGGTAATTCGCCTCCTGCGTAGCCGTAAGAGACTCGGTGGTAGAAGTATTTGTCTCCTCATCAGTAATCAATACCGATACGCTTGTTTCAAACGCTCTGGGAACAAAGTATATCTTCTTATCCGTTGTAGTTACTATATGCATAATAGGTTAACCACAAGAAGGGTAAAGTGTTATAAAAGAAAAGGGCAACCCCGAAGGACTGCCCTAACCAAACCAAAACACCTATGTCAAGTGTCCTACAAATATACTACTTTATCACGAAGTAACAATAGTTGGTGTTGCAGATGTCATACCTGCAAATGGATTACCATCTGTTGCTCCATTAAGGAAGTTCGCAGCAGTACGCTCCATAGCATTGAAAGTAAGTGTGTATCCACTCATATCTCCCATTGCAGCACCTGAAGCAATAGTACCACCTGTTACATCCGCTCCGTGTTCACGACCTACCAAGTAAGCGTTTCCGTTGTAGTCCTCAACAACAATGTGAGGTCTTCCATACGCCAACAACTTGATTTCGTTGTTATCCTCCTTGCTCAATTGTGGCAAAGAAAGGCTAACCGCTTGGTCAAAGAATACTGTTCCGTTCTCACGAGAAGCGTTGATTGTCTGCTCTACTGAAGATGTGCCTTTCAGCTCATACTTGTAGGCAGAGAATGTTCCTGTCATATCAGTTACCTCATCCGAAGACAAAGTAAGTGTTCCTAAATCACCGAAGTCTACGAAGTAAACCGCTTTAAGACCACCTACCGACTCACGGCAAGGTAATGCACGACCTTTTGTTAAATCACAAGCCATATTATTCTTTTTATAAAAAAGGGCAGACAAGCATCAGCCTACCTGCCCCTTCTGTTATTAACTAAACTAAACTACCCTATTAGGTGTAGTAAACGATGTCAGCACCAATTCCGTATTGTACACCTGCAGTAAAGCGCATAACAACACGAACATTTTGTGAACCATCAAGGTCAGCCATATCAATCAACTTCACCTCGTTGTGGTCTGCCAACAAACCTGTACCGAAGAACAAGTTTGATTTTTGTGCAGCAACCATATCGTTGTCAGCCATACCTGAACATACGAACAATTTAACGCCATCAAAAGCCAAATCGCCTCCGTTGTACCAAGTAGTACCTGCGTTGTTCACACCATTAGCACCAAGACCAGAAGCACCGAAACCTCCCAATGCACGAACATAAGCACGAGCAATGTTTTGAGATACATAGATGTACAAGTCTTCTTTGCCGTAAACTGATGTAGGGATAGCATCAACTACTTTACCCAACTCATCAATTACATTCGCAGCAGTAACCGTAGTACCTACTACATCAATAACTGTTGCATCAGCAGCCAACAAAGTAGCGAAGCCATCAAACTCACCTGCATTGGCAGTAACACCTGTCCAGATAGTTTCTTCAGTCTTCTGTGCTACTTTAGCAGCGATGTGACCGATAACATAATCAGCGAATGAAGGAGGAAGGCTATCAAAAGCAGAGTAACCCATTTGGATTGCTTCCCAATCATTGTGGAAATCTTTCTTACACAATTCCAAGTTTACTTGGAACTCTTCAGGCTGAAGGACACGCTCTGCCAAAGTCACAGTTGACTGGTCAGCGAAATCACAAGCAGCGTCTTTTACCAAAGCATTAGTAGAAAGAGTTTTCATTACTTCTTTATACTTAACATTTGGCTTAACTGTGATACCACCACCTTCAATGGTATCAGCACTCAACAATGCAGCAGAAATATATTTCCCTGCAAATTCACCAGCATATGTGGTAGTAATTGATGTTGCCATTTTCTATTTATTTAATTATTGATTGTTGTACTTGTTTATAATTGACTTGCCCAAGAACTTATCTTGGATAACATCCCTTGAGCCTCTTTTGCTCCTCTTCTTGCAGTTTCAACTTTGTTTTGAAACGCATTTGGTAGGTCTACACCTAATTCTTTGGCTGCCGCCTCTGCTTCACTACCTATTTTAGCCGCTCTTTCAAAGTCAGAGATAATATCCTTGTATTTCTTCTCGGCTTTGATAAAAGCATCATTGATAATACCAGAAGCATCATAATCTGCATCTACCACGCCCTTGTAAATCTTTTCAAAGTCCTCTACAAGACCTAACTCAACTTTAACCTCTTCGGATAGTTCAGTAGACTCTTGAGCAACCTCTTGTGCTTTTGCTGATAGTTCAGCCCAAATAGATTCTACTTTCTTCATTATCCTAATTTGTCAAAGATTCGTGATAGAGTGTCTTTCTGCGCTCCTTTAGAGAACTTGTGCATCTCTACTGGTTTGCTATCTGGAGAGTGCTTAATAGGCTTTGCAGCAGGTTCATCAGCAGATAAGTCTACTTCTTCCTTAACCTCTTCACTCATCTCTTCTTCTTTAGGAGACATCATTGCTTTGATCTCATCAATCATACCTTTGAGTTCATCCATAGCAGTAGATAGTTCTTCTTTGGTAGCGTAAGCCATCTCTTGCTCCTCTGCTTCAACTTCTTCAGTAGCCTCTTCAGCCTGTGGCTCTTCAGCAGGTGCTTCTTCTGTACGAACTTCAGCAATGATACCTTCTTCTGCTACAACAAGCATACGACCATCTTCCAAAGTGTACTCACCGATAGGTAGAGCAATCTTCTCTTCTTCTTCAGTAATGATGAACACCTCTTGGTTAGGCTCAAATGCTTCGGCTTCAATAGTAGTGCCGTTCTCCAACTTCATAGACTCTAACTTAACCTCATCTTGTAGGTTAAGCAGTTCCATAATCTTGCTTAATGTTTCTTGTGATTTCATATCTTGATTAAATTTCTACTTTATCAATAGCACCCAT